CAGGCTTAGTCTTGTACGCTACAGAGTTATTAGCCAATGCACGTTGTCCTTCATTCTCCCACCACATACCTGACTTAGCATGTGCCATCTGGTCATCATTAAGATTAGACAATGAAATCAATGCGCTACGGCGTACACCACCGACTACTACACCCTCACCAATCTTACACATGATGTCATGACACTCAATACTGTTTAACTTGCGTCCTGCTGCACCCTTGAACTTAGCAACAACAAACTTAAACAAGTCATCAAGTGGTTCTGGTCCACTAGCTCTACCCCCAAAGGTTTTGAGCCTAGCTCCTGCTGGACGTATCTTAGACAAGTCCCACTTAGGGATGATGCCTGTGTATAGGGTAGAGATGAGAGAGTGTAAGGCTGTAGCCCACCCTTCCTTACTATCCGCTACATCAATAGCACGTTCATCCTTTTCCATTGCATCTGGAATAGTAGGTAGCTTGGCAATAAACTGACGCTCAACGCTGAAGCCTACACCTGTACCACACAGTAGAATGAACATCGCCTCATCAAAGGCACGAATGTGATCTACTGGTAGGTAACTACAGTTATAGATACAGGTGTTGTCACGGTCTGCTGCATCCCCTGCTGTCATCAAGGCTCTCATACTAGGCATTACCTCTAGGTTGAGGATAGCCTCCTCAATTTCTTCTAAGTCAGCACCACTTAGACCAGACTTTGCAATGTAGTTGATGTACCGTTGGACAGTTTCAACCCATGACTCTCGCCTGTTCTCATCCTCTAGCCATCGTGCATACCGACTAGTAGCAATGAATGTCTGATAGTCTGTTGGTAGATAGTTATTACTCATCGGTTATCCCCCTCTCCATGTAGTGTTCCTGCTTGCTGACGTGCGCTTAGTTTTTCTAAGTTCTTTTCTGCTATTGTTTGTAAGGATAAACCACAGTCATGAGCTAATGCAGCTAACATCCACAACACATCACCCATCTCTGTTTCAATCTTTTCCTTTTGATCTGCAATAGAAATTTCATCACGCATCATCTTAGCAATCTTACCTGCCACCTCACCAGCTTCTTCAGCTAGTCCAAGTGCAGGATAAGAAATAGTATACTTCTTTGGATATACGGCTGTACGCAGGGCTTTCATCTGATACTCATATAAGTTAATCATTCTCCACCTACTTCCTGACCATCCCTCTTTACTGCATATACATCCTTGACATAGGTAAAGCCCATACCCTGTAAAAAGTAATGAAAGTTGGATAACATATCAGGTAGATAAGATTCCGTATTAAAACTATGTTCAGTATATCCTTCACGATTTCCTTCTTCGTCATAACTATCACAACGAAATGTAATTACATCAACCATTACCAGTTTACTCCATCTGTTTTTTCTAGTAGTTCAATCATCTTGTTAAGATACCACACAGCTTTCTGTGCATCCTCAATAGGCTTACCCTTCTTCCATAGGCGTGAGCCTGTGTACTTGATAACATTACCATGACAGTAGCTGATAGCCTCATACTCACCTAACACATCTACAATGTAGTCAATGGTTTCAATGTTACCATCAGCGTAGTGTGCAGGGCTATTAACCATGTCACGTTTTTCAAACTCTGCCATCTTTTGCTTCATATAGTCTTCATGTTTTACATGGGGTTCCATAGTTTTACCTCTCCTGTATCTGTATCGTACTCACCATTACGTAGGATACGAGCTAGTCGTGCGTTCTCTAGTGCATCGTCTTCTGTCAGACCTTTGCTAAGAAACGCTCTAACCACTGCACCCCATCCGTCACCAAACTCAAGAATTTTTTCAGCAGTTTTTGGACCAACTGAAGGACAGCCTTTGTAATTGTCAGTGCTATCACCAACAAGAGTTTGGTAAAGGAAATTGTGGTCTGCTTCAATCTCAGAGATTTCCACAACCTCGCCAGCAATCCAATGCTGTGCTGGTATAGTAAGTAAGTCTTTATCTTCAGACCAGATAATAGTATCTGGGTTCGCAGTCCCAAGTATTCCCAAGACATCATCTGCTTCTAGCCCCCTGTAAATTATTGTGTTGTACTCAGACTTGATATAGTCTCTAGCCCAGTGTAGTAGCATAGGCTTACGTGTATCCTTACGGTTAGCCTTGTAGTAAGGTGCTACGTCCTTACGGAAGTTTGTACTGTCTGACAGGGCAACAATGCAGTCCTGTACCGGAGCCTCTAGTAGTTTACTAATCTGGTCTGACACTCTAATCGCAACGTCCTGTTCCCATGCGTGTAGTGTCCAGTGTCCATCGCCCCAGTTAACTGGCTGTTCTGCGGAAGCAGCCGCCTTGTAAGCAATGATGTCACCATCAATAAGCAGTAGGGTCATTGTCTATATCCTCACTTTGTTGCGTTATCGTTTGCATTACTGTAATGCCTGTTGTTACTTGTAAGTAATCTAAGTAGGCTTCTACAACCCACTTGATACATAAGCAGATAGATACTCCAAAGAAACTAGCAGTAAGTATCAGCTTAAACAAGAAATCAAAATCCATTTAGTTCATTCTCCACTTCTACTAGTACACGTCTAGCCTGACTGGTCTTCATCTTAAACCACTCATTCCTACGGTCAGACGCAAGAGACTCTGCTAGTTCATGTGCCATCGCTTCAGCCTTACGTCTGTCGTCTGTGTTAATGGTAGCTATCACCGTGTAGTCACGGAATGGACTGCTTGTCTGGTATCCATTACATCTGTCATTAGCATCAACAGCCATACCAATCTTGACCCATCCTCGCCATGCTGGGTTGGTAATGATGTAGACCATACCCTCAGTAGATGTCTCGTAGTTTTCTAGGCTAGAGAAGGCAGCATCATCGAATGATTTATACCTACCTGCCTTCCACAAGGGATGAGACTGTCGCACATAACTACCGTCAACAAACATTCGCTTCTCATTCTTACGGTTGTGTGCCTCTACTCGTGTACGTCCACCATTAGAATAGCCTACGTACCACCATTCACCATCTTCAAAGACTGTGTTAATGTTAGTGGGTTTCTGCCCAGTTACTTCCGTACTTGTATTCACTGTCGAGTCTGCATCTGAAGTTGTATCGTTGCTGAACGTCTCGCATACATCGTTGAATAATTCGCCCTGTCTCATCCTCTTGTCCTTCCTTTACTACTAGTTGTACTTCGTCATGAATAAACGCCACAATCTGTGCGTCTAGGTTAGCTTCCTTCAAGGCACGTGCAACATACACGTACCATGTCTTACAGATTAAAGCACCAGCACTCTGAAGCAGAGTATTTAATGCCGCATGTGGATGTCGTACAGGAATGATACGCCCATCTAATCCCTTGATGTGACCATACCCTGCCTTCTCAGCCACGGCTGTCCTCAATTCCTTGAGGGCTGGTAGTCCTTTAAGGAACTTGTCCTTAATCTTCTTACCTTCCTTACTACCCTTGTTGATAATCTTACCAATCTTTGCATCACCTGCCCCATATAAAAAGCCGTAGATGAATGTCTTGGCATTGTCACGTGTTGGTAGGCCAGCAGCCTGTTGGTTTGTAGTATGGATATCACCATTTAGGATAACATTCGCATAGTCTCCACCATCATACTTAGCCATGAAGTGTGCAAGACATCGTAGCTCTAAGCCACTAGCATCAGCACCCAGTAAGCTGTACCCCTCTGGTGCTACAAATAAAGAGCGACACTCCTTACCATACTCAGCACCTACACTAGGTACTTGTCCTAGATTAGGGTTACTGTGCGTACACCTAGAGGTAACAGCACCCATGTGATTAACTCTGCCATGTAGCTTGCCGTTCTTCTCTAGCTTTAGCCATGCCTGTTTACCTGTAGCTAACTGACCAATGCGTTTGTTCAGTAGTAGGTATCTACGAAGCAGTTGTGCCTCAGGCATGTTGATGCCAGCCAGTACTGTTTCATCTACCTTAGGCTCACCCCTCTCAGTGTGTTCCTTAGGCTTCCATCCACGCTTCATCAGACGGTCAGCAATCTGCTGTCGTGATGCAGGGTTGAATGGGATAGTCTTGGTCTTGGTCTTTAACTCAACGATGGTAGGCTCAAACGTATCCACTAACTGCTGTTCAATGTCAGCCCGACTTCCAGATAGTTCAGCATACAGTTTCTGTGCTGCCTCTACATCAAAGTTAAAGCCTCTATCTTCCTGTTCAATCAGTAGTGTGTGAATAGTTTGTTCCAAGTCCAGCGCATCCTTACTAAAGTTTTTACTAAGAAGTTT